CACCCCGCGCTCGCCGAAGAGACCTGAGCCAGACAAGGTCGCGGGCTTGAAAGGAATATTCTCCAAGGCACGTGTGAGCTCAATGACGGAGAAGGCATCGCCTTCAAAAATATCCATGGTGGCCATATGCCAACCTCCTTGATGTGAGTGTCTTTAGGCCCGACCCAGCGCTCAGCGCAGGACGATGCCGAGCGCCGCCAGTGCCGTGGTGGCTGCCGTGATCTGGGCCTCGGTGGCACCCTCGGGCCACACAAGGTCATGTCGGTTGACGAGTGCGGGTCCGCGCAGGATCACAACGCCAGGAGCGTCAGCCGCACTTGCGTCGACCGCGGCCCAAAGAATGGCGGTGGGGGTTTGGCTGCCGTTGGTCGCGGTCGGTGCAAGGCGGGTATATTTGCCGCCCGTGGTGATCTTGCCAAGCACGGAGCCTGGCTCGAGCGATCCAGCGCCGGAGGCAATGGTAACGGTTTCTCGGGTGAAGTCGCGGAGCACTTCCCAGACGAGAAAACCGCCTGCGTGTTGGCCTTCAGTGAGCATGGTCATGGAGGCTTATCCTTTCGTCTTGAAGGTGCGGGCGATGACCTCGCCCCAGGGATGGAGGGAGGCTGCGCGTCCAGGCTGGGCGTGGGCGCTCAGGGTGATCTCGGGTGTTGCATCCGCCTTGGCCGCGAGAAGGCGGCTGCGGACCGCATCAAGGCTCGCGTCCTCCTCGAGGAACCGGCCCACCATCTGCGGCTGGCCTGCAAGGCGGCAAAGGTCGATGACCGCGCGTGCGTGGGTCATCGCCTCGGCGCGGACGGCAGTAGCATCAGCCATTGTGGGCTCACTTGCTGCCATGATTGGCAATTCCGCAGCTGGGGGGTCATGGTCCGCTTGGGTGTTGGCGTCTGCAACACCCTCGGGCTGGGGCTCGGGGGCTGCAGGTTCATCGGGTTCACCTGCCGCCTCGACCAATTCCGGCGGCGCATTGCGGAAGCGCGCAACATCAAAAGAGGCGGCGAGCTTCACTGGCTCGGCGATACGGTCGATGAAGCCAAGATCCAGCGCGTCTTTCGCATCAAGCCAGGTCTCAGTAGCCATCAGGGCGGCGATTTCGTCATCGGGCTTCCCAGACTTGGCCGCGTAACCCTGGATCAAGCTGACCTTGACCTTATCGAGCGCCTCAGCGGTGGACCGCATATCCTCGGCCGTGCCCATCACAAGTCCTGAAGGGTCATGGATCATCAGGAACGCGTTCTCCGGCATAATGATGGTGTCACCTGCCATCGCGACGTAGCTCGCAGCCGACGCCGCAATCCCATCGATCCAGACGGTTATCTCGCCCGGGTGCCGCTTGAGCGCGTTGTAGATCGCCACCGCATCAAAGACTGAGCCACCGGGGCTGTTTAGGCGCAAATCAATGGCCGCATCGTCGGGCAGCGCACCCAACTCTGCCAGAAAGCCCTTCGCTGTGACGCCGTAAGCGCCGATTTCGTCATAGATCAGCACTTCCGTGCGGGATCCTTGCACGCCGGGGCCCCGGGCGCGGATCGTGTACCAGGATTTCATGGGTTACTCCTCGAGAGTATCTGGATCGGTCCTATCCCCGGACGGTCCGGGGTTAGGATTTGGATTGGGTTCTTGGACTGGCGTGGCCCTTGCACCCTGCGTCTCACCGGGGCTCGTTTTGTAACTGAGCCCCATCTCTCTGACCCGTGCGGCGTCGGCCGCGTTTTCGCGGTCGACCTCTTCGATGTCATAGCCTGTGGCCTCGACCACCTTGCGCCGCGAGGTAATGCCCGCCTCCATTGCGAGCACCTGCGCTTGGATGTCTTTGAGAGGATCAACCCAGTCCCACCTTGGCGGGATCCATTGCACCGCGCGCGCGTCAGCGGGGTCTGCATCGAGCGCGCCCGACAGAACAGCCGTCTCCAGCCAGCGCCGCCAAACGGGACGGCACAGCTGATGCGCCATGACCCCATGCTGCAACTGGCCAATGCGGCGGCGGAACTCGACCAGTTCGGCACGCAAGGACGAATAGTTCGCCTGCCGGACATCGCCCGTGACGAGATGATAGGGCAGACCCAGCGAGGCCGAGACCGCTAAGAGTGTCCGGTACTGGAACGCCTCATAGCCACCACCAACATCAGCGGGACTTGAGAACTTTACATCCTCACCCGGCAGCAGCACCTGCATTGTTCCAGGCTCGAGGCTCGCAATGGCCGCCCCATCAAGATCAGCTGCCCCCTCCCCCATCATTGGGTCCTCGGGTGCGGTCTTCGTTATAAAGCCCGCAAACATCGCCGCGGTCTTTTTCCGGTCGAGCTCTGCATCATCGTACTGGTCTAGGAGGAAGAGCCGTACCATGGCCGGTGCCACATGCGGCAACCCTCGGATCTGGCCCGCATCGATGGGGCGGTAGATGTGCAGCACCTCCTCAGCCGGCACGCGCACCGTCTCAGGCACCGCCACCCGCTGATCCGTGCTGTCGCCCGGATGGCGGCGGCGGAAGTGATAAGCCACGCGCCGTCCAATCAGATCAAACTCAACCCCGCAGCGGATACGGTTGCCGTTCGGGTCCGTCTCCGTTTTCTCAAAGGGCAGCATCTCGGATTGGAGAAGCTGCAACTGCAGCGGCACAAGGAGCTCATCCTCCGCACGTCTGGGCCGCAGGCGCACGAAGCACTCGCCCGCCACAAACATCTCGCGTGCGACCATGGCTTGCAGGCCGTAGAAATCGGTCAGCCCATCTGCGTCCGCCTCGTCCGTCCAGGCGAGCCAGAGCTTCTGGACCTGGTCTCGCAGATCAGCGTCACCAATCAGAGAGGATGGCTTGATGCCATCCCCCACGAGGTTTGCAGCGAATGCCTCGCAGGCGTTCGCCGCATAACCGTTGGTCACCACCAGTTCGCGCGATCGCGCCAGCAGTCGCGGACCGCCCGAGGCAACCAGAGCGTTGATATTCTCAAGCGGTGGGTTCCAGCCGCGCAAGCGGCGCTTGGCCATCGCGCCTTCAAGCCGCGCACGCATGGCTTCAGTGCCGCCCGGCTTGGGGCGGCGAAAGAGGTCAAACATCCCCATTTGTTTCAGAGCCCCTTGGCAGTCGTCACGCGGACCTGCCGCACGATCCGCCGCCCTTCGGCCATCGCGATCTCACGGTCCAAAGCCTCAATGGCCCGGTCGATCTCTGCCAAAGACCGATAGTCCACCGCCTTGCCGTCATAGCTGACGCGGGCGACGCCCGAGGCGCGCTGCGAAGACAGAGTCTCGCGGCGTACGCGAAGATCGGCAAGTGTTGGCATATGCCACCTATACGTCATTGACATATGTGCCAACGGCACACATATAAAAGCATGGCCATCGTAACCGTCGTCGAAACCCCAGAATTCCAACGCCGCGCTCGTGCCATTATGAGCGAGGAAGAACGCTTGGCGTTGATCGACTTCATCGCACGGCATCCAGACGCCGGCGTGTCGATTGGGGGAGGCGTTCGCAAGGCCCGCTTTGCGCGCGAAGGTGGCGGCAAAAGCGGGGGCTATCGCGTGATCCACTTCTTCAGCGAAGATGAGGCCGTTCCAATTTTTCTCATCACGGTCTTTGCGAAGAATGAGAAGGCAAATCTCACACGAGCAGAGACCGAACTTGTTAGATCCCTCGGCAAGCTGCTTGCCGACAGTTACAGGAGCCAGCCATGACCGACGCATTCAAGAGCATTGAACAAGGGCTTGAAGAGGCCATCGCCCACGCCCAGAAACGCAAGGCTTTGACGATCCACGAGATCGACGTTCCGGCACCTGATGTCTCAGATATCCGGGCGCGAACTGGACTTTCGCAAGCTGAGTTTGCGCGCTCCATCGGCGTCAAGAAGGGGACACTCCTCAACTGGGAACATCGCCGCCGGACACCAGAGGGGCCTGCGAGAGTTCTCCTTGCCTTGATCGATAAAGATCCAAGGATCGTTCAACGCACCTTGGCACCCTAATCACCCCATATAGCTTGACCGCGCAACGCGGCGGACCGGTGCTGACCTTATTGGCCTCGCGGTGGTCGCCTTAGGTGTCTGCACGCCGTCACTATCTGCAAATTGCGCCGCCAGCTCTTCCCACCTCGCGTCTGACCAGCGGTCTGCGCCGAGGATCCAAGCCGCGGCCCGAGCATAGACCCGGCAGTCGAGAGCCTCATTGCGTTCCCGCAGCTTTTGCCATTCGAGCTTGGCAAAGCCGCGCTTGTTCTTGACCGTGACCAGCTGCTCGGCCGTGAGCTGCTTCAGCCATTCAGCGTCGACCCAGCCCGGCAGATGGAGAAAGCCGGGAGAAAACCTCTCCCCACCCACCGGGCTGGTGACCTCCAGCGGGTCAAGCCGCAGGAAGCGATAGGTCTCGGCCTTGAACGTCGAGGTGGCCACTGTCCAAAGCCGTGCACCGCGGCGAAGCCGCTTGCCCCCTATGGTGGCGTCCACAAATGTCGGCCCTGTGACAGGGCTCGCCCGATTGAAGCCCTCAAGGCCTTTGATCGGCGCGACCTGTCCAAAGCCCACCTGCCGCGCCCAGGCGTAGACGGCGGCCGTTTCATAGCCCGTATCGATCGCCAGCCGCGCGATGGTCATCGGCGTGCCGCTGGCGTGAGCCCAAGTCCGACCAAGAAGGTCCGAGAGTTTCTGCCAGCAAGCCTGGTCGCCCGGGCCACCCTCAATCACGATGTGATCGATGAGCCAGCTTTGAAGGCCTTTACCCCAGGCCCAGACGTCAACCTCGATCCGATCCTTCTGAACATCAGCGCCTGCAGTCAGGAACAGCCCGCCCGCCGGCACCGTGCCCGCGCGCCAATCTTCCTTCAGACCCTGCAGGCGCTGCCAATCCGGGGCCTCCCCACTTTCCATCCAGGTCTCGCCGAGCGAGGTGTTGATGAAGGTCTTCATCGTCTCGTCCCCACCGGCGCGCGCCGATAGAAAGGCCTTGGACATGGCCTCGAGCCGCACCCAAGGCGAATAGATCTCGTTCAGATGGAAGCCGGCTGTCCCATTGAAGGGAGCATCCGCGATCCAGCGTCCCTTGGAGATGGCCGCCCAGCGGGTCTCATCCTTCCAAGCGGCGTCGCAGTCCGCGCAGTGGTAGCGCGCGGTTTCAGGGCGATGGCCGCCGCTCTCATCCTTGTCCCATTTGACCTGCCCCCAGGTCAGAATTTGTTCCGCCCCACACGCCGGGCACGGCACCCAATACCGGCGCTGGTCACTTTCCTCAAATGCCGCCTCGATCCGGCTCGCGCCCTTGTTCGTCGGCGTCGACACGAGCACAATCTTGCGGTTCCAGAACGTCACCGTGCGCTTTTTCGCGAGGTTGACCGGGTCGCCCTCAGCCCCGGCGCTGAACGGATAGCGGTCGACCTCGTCGCACAAGAGCAGCCGGATCGGGCGGCTCGCCAGCCCTGAGGGCGCGTTGGCACCCACGATGGTCAGATGCCCGCCCGGAAACCGTTTGTGCAAGATCTTGTTGTTGCCGTCTCGTGAACGCGGATCAGCGATCTTGCCCTGCAGGCAGGGCGTGTCCCGTGCCATCGGCGAGAAGCGGTCTTT